AAAACCCGTACCCATTGTGTTTTAGTTGCTTTAGGAGGAAGCAAATATCCCGTCTCGCCGTTCTTTATTGTTTCATCATAGCAACCTACATCAGAAGCAATTAAAGGTATACGATATCTCCCAGCTTCTGCCACTTTAATCTCAGACTTTGAATCATTAAAATCATTCATCTGCAATGGAGCTATTGCAATGTCCATATTAGCATACATCACCCCATACACTTCGGGAGGCAATGCTTGATGAATTTGCCAATTTTTTTGACCTTTGAACCCACGGAGCAATTCCCTCTTATATCCCTTCCACACATCCTGCTGCCAATCGTCTTTATTTCCGTCTTCTATAGGAGGCTGTCCGTAGAAATCCCACTGAATATTCTCTGCTCCTACCTTTTGATTAACTAGATGTGGGACACCAGCAAACTCTTTAACATCCACATCATGATGAATACCACCCGCCCATCCGATCTTTATCTTTTTTGTTTTCGCTCTTTCATGATTCCAACATGGTAGTTCATAATCAATAGCATTCTTCACGACAGCCAAAACATTCCCAACAAAGGGTTTAACCCTCTCAGCGAACTTTCTCTGTGTCACAGTAACTAAATGACTGTTAGCGTACATAAATTTAGTTATGTCACCCAGCCCCTTTTCCTTATAAACATCAGAAAGTCTGTGCTCCTTGTAAAGGCCAGTAAGGAGGTCATCAGTATCCATCTGTACAAACTTGCCAAACTCTATGGCTTTTCCCACCGCTCTAGCAGCATAGTTACCTCCGAAGTTGCTAATGTTGTTGACCACAATAACATCAGCCCACTTCATGTTCTCAAACTTCCAGTTAGGTTGCCACTGCCCAGAGGAAGTGTCTATTCCAAGAGGGTTATCGTCTATTCTGAGTTCTACCTCGTCTGGATATAACTCAGCCAATTTTGTGAACGGCATATTCAAACGATAATAGGCACAACCGCCATCGTTTGCCTTAAACCCCAGTATTCTTAATTTCTTCTTTTCCACAATATATTATAGTAAAAAAAGAGAGCAAGCTTTCAAACTTGCTCTCTAATCACATCCACAACTGACCACCAAGTCAGAAATCTTTATCTATAGTCTTGGCTTCTCTCTCTTCATCTTCGTAGACCACCTTTGTGCTCTCAGAGCTATGAGCCATACCAAGGGCTCTCCCAACATTCTTAGCCCCTTCCCTCAAATCCACGCTACCATTACCAGGAAGAATGGACTTAAAGGCATTAGCATAATGCTTGCGCTTCCTCCTGAAGAGCAGAGCTAGCACAGCTTCTAAACCAAGCAAAGGAGGAAAAAACGTCCCACCTACTCGAAGTGCAGCTTGCGCTAAACTTCCAACGGCCCCTAAATCCCAGTCATCTCCATCCAAGGAAATAGGAACAGCATTAGATCCAGGCTTAACACTTTCTCTTGGGGCTGCAACGATGACCTCGTCCTTCCAAGCTTCCCTATACTTCTCAGGGATCTTCTCTGTTGGAACAACAATAGCCGTATCCTCTTTCCCAGGGAGAATATTATCAGCGTTGGTAACAACCAAGTCTTGCTGCTTTAAAAAGCTTCCAACACCCTCGCAACTTGCGAAAGATACAATAGGCACTAGTAGTGCCCCCATTATCCAATATTTAAATCTCATAATCATCCTTCCAAATTAGACTCATAGTCATCATCGTCCTCAACATCCACTCCCTTCGCCAAAGAAGGAAGATAAGACTGAGCAACATGCATCATTTCCTCATAATCCTCCACTTTAACCAATGCATGAACATCGTGAAGGCCATCCATCCATGCTGCAACATCTTGCTCCGAACCAGCAGGTTCAGGTCTTGGGCGAGGGCTAGACTGGTCGTACTTCGGCCACTGCCCCTCCATGATCTTCATAATCTTAAAGTCATGTCCATTTTCCAAATCCGTAATATCCCCATAATCGGGATCCATAATAGTCGCAACAATCTTCTTGAAAAGAATCTGACCAATGGAAAGGATTTTTACTTCACTCGTCTCACGATCTACAACATTCAAGTAGAACCTGTCCCTAGGCTTAATCTCTCTTGCCTTGTTAGCATGCTCGTCATCCTTATCTTGACTCAGCTTCCAAAGACCAAAATAAGCCTCACACATTGGGCAGATCTCACCATGAATCTTCCTGCAATGGAAATTCTTAGGGTTTCCATCAGCCAACTTCACACGGTGGATTTTTGTTTCAGCATAAAATTCCTTGTCCTCATCCTTCCAAGGAAGAATCCTAATGTATTGGGATCCATCTTTCAGAGCAAGAAAGCTGTCCATGAAATTCCTCTGAATTCCAGTTTTGTTCATCTCAAGATGTTTTTCACGTAATTTGTCTAAGTTAATCGCCATGTTTTTCTCCGTTATTGTTAAAGGTTATAAAATATAATAGACAGTTGTCATCAAATTTTCGAAACTATCCATGAATTTTTGAGATAGCTCTATTATTTGAACTAAGCTGGACAAGGCAATCTCTCTTATGCTCTAACCCACGCACAATAGCTTTTATCTTTTCGTAACGTGCGTTAGATTCCAAGAGATCACTTTGCAACTCCCTATATTTAGGTTGGGTGATGACCCAAGTTTCAATAGATTTATCAGTTATTTTTATTCCTTTTTCTATCCTATTTCTGCGCTCATCCTCCTTAGCTGAACTCTCGTAAAGACTCAAATTTAGGAGAGACCTATCAGCAAGTCTCTTCGCTTCACTGGCTACCCCAGCAAAATGAGTAAATATCGCAGGGTGACGCATGAGATCTCCATCTATATCGGCAGGATTGATTCTTCCTATTTCTTCTGCCATGTCAGCATATTGATCTATTGGTAAGGAATGCAGTATTTCCTTAGATAACATCTTTCTATTCATCTTCTTCTCCAGCAAATAAACAACTAAAAAGCTTAGGATTCAAGTTCCTAAGCAACATTAAACCTCGACTAGTAAAGGTAGCTAATTCTTCATTATTGGTTTTTATTTCTTCGTCGCCCTCATCCCCTCCCCTAAGACCAATTATTTCTAACATACAATGCATAATCTCATGGATAAAAGTTTCTTTAGCAAGATCATACGCTTCGCAAGAATAAACCATGTCTCGATCTAACTGAAGCTCACACTTATCGAAATCCACAGATCCATAGCAAGAACTGCTTGCTTTGCCTGCCAAATTGGCAACAATAAGAATGGAAACTTTTCTCCAACCTAGATCAATATATTCTATGTCTAGCTCTTTAAGATCGTCACGCAGAGATCGCTTTTTCGATTTCTTCATATTCCAATTCCTGAGTCATCCTTAAGTTTTTGTAATTTACAGACATAGGGATAATATATCTCTGTCTGGAGTCTCTCGCCTTAACAATATATCCTCTCATCTTACCTTGAGAATACTCTTCCTCTGTCTGGTTTAAAGAGATAGCCCAATCCGCAGTTCTAATTTTGCCGTAAGAATCTCCCAACTCTGCATCAGTGATAATCTTAACCATCTTACCCTGCCGATTAGTCTGCGTTGCTGTCCAAACAAGCATATTATACTCAACTGCCAAGCCTCGGAGTTCTTCCGCGATTCTTTGTTGTGCTTGCCATTCAGCTTCTATCTTTCTACATGGCCGCAATAATTCAAGGTAATCTACTATTAGAATGTCAGGGACAAAACCCTCATAGTTCTCTAATTGATGCAAAAGAGCCCTCACAGTTGCAACAGTTGCTTGACCCGTAGGAAACTCTTTTATAATCAATCTAGAATTTGGATACTTTTCTTTCGCAGCTTCCAATTTCTGATGTAACCTCAACTGAGTCGAGACTTCTTTTAGCTTTCTATTCGGCAATCCCGTCATCACTGAATCAAATCTTTGAGATATCTTATCTTCCGACATTTATAATGAAAGATAAAGAACCTTCCTCTGCTCTGTTAGAGCTTGCACGGATTGATTTACCAACCACAAAGATTTACCCACCCCAGGAGGGGCTATAACCATGCAAAGCTCTTTCCTCGAATTTCCCCCCTCTAATTGATCATTACACATGGGCAGAACTGTGCCGAACTTCTCAGCCTCCTCTGTGCCTAAAATACGATCCCATCTATTCCTTGCAACATCAAAATATGACTGTCCTACGTTAATATCTCGATTAATTAACAGAGCTTTCTTTATGACTTCTGGGACCGCATCTATGTTGTCCTCTTGGATCAGAGTGAGGGATTCTTTTATTGCTTCTTTAATAGCAGATCTTCGAGCAAACTTCTCGATAAGATCCATGTAGTATTCTTGATTATTGATTGCCGTAATATCAACTTTATTGATAAATTCTAGCTCATCCTCATATTCAGTAATACTCTCAGTCTCACCTAACTTATCCCTGATTTCCTCCAGAACAAAGTCATCGTTGGGTAACTTTAGGTAACTATCAAAATAATTTTTTATTGTATTAAAAATGTTTTGATGGGAAGGATATTCAAAGTAGCTTTCTTTTATTAAATTAACTATTTGTAGATAGAAATCCTTATTTGACTTACACAGATAAAGAATTCCTCTTTGTATATTTTCAGAAAATTCGTATGGCATATTTTTGTTTTATTCTTGCGGTAGTCTTGCTTTAGTAGGATCTAGCCCTGCTTGATCATAGGCTTTTCTTGTTAATTTTTCAGCTTGTTTCATTCTTTTATTTGCTTTTTTATCAGATATTTTCTTTACCACTCCCTTTTTCCTGAAATACTCGTAGTTAGGTTTCATTACCTTATAATGCTGCCCTCCCGTACTTATTCTCTCTTCAGCATTATCTATATTTTCCTTGTACCACTCATTCGCAGTATCCTTATCCATCCCCTGCTCCCAAAGTTTTCGATCTCTGGCGCTATTTGTCTCCCAGCCATCACCCTTAAACACCAATCCTGGAGCTTTTCCAGACCACAATCTCTTGCGATATTTATTACACTCAGGGCATTTCCTCCGTTGAGGAACCTTAGACATAGGTGATTTAACGGACCATACTACCATACAATCGTCACAACTAAAAGGGTAAAAAGGCATCCTAACTAAGTGCCCCCTTAGCCTTCTCTTTTTCTTTCGCATCCTCCAGATGCAGCCTCAAGAAGATCTCGTCCTCCTCCATAACCACAACTGTCCATTCGGCAACGGTTATTTCTTTTCCAGCAAACTTGGGAATAAGGACCCTATCCCCAGCGGCCCACTCTGCTAGACAACCTTCTCCCGCCCTTACAACAGTCCCCAAAGCTGATTCTTCCTGGGCCTGAGCAGGAATAATTATTCCACCTTCAGTTTTATCTTCCGTAGTATCTCTTATAACAATAATTCTTGCTCCCAAGGGCTCAATTACATCTTCCAATTTTTGTTTTTTGTTAGTCATTATCCACAATCTCCATCCAAAGCACAAAATTCCGCAGTCGCATTGCTAGCCTTTTCCCGCAACGACTCAGGAACAAATTTCTTAACATTCTCCTTAGTAAAAGGGATAGCTTCCAGTGGCTCCTGACCCCGACTACCCGCACGGTATACTGTCATACCCTTCATATAAGGTGCGTACCCTAGCATGAACTCCTCAAACTCATCGGACTTTGCATCCTCAGGGAGATTAACAGTCTTACTTATAGCTGAATCTATATATCTCTGTATAGTAGCTTGAACTTGTACATGCTGCTTAGGATCTATATCATAGGCCCCGACAAAATTCTCCAAGGGTAGCTTCCCCTCAACGTATTCCTTAAAGAGAGGGTCCATGATCGTGGTTTCTTTCCAGGTACTCGCCTGCCTATAACGTCGCTTATAGAGTGCAGAAAAAATAGGCTCGATGCCGCTAGACACGCCCATAACCATGCTAATAGTTCCAGTAGGAGCAACGGTAAGCATAACAGCATTCCTGATGCCATGCTCTTTAATAAGCATACGAATTCTAGCAGGCAATGTTTTAGAAAACTCTTCATTTAAATACTTCTTTCTATTGAACGCAGGAAACGGACCCTTATCTCTAGCAAGATACGTAGATGTCTTGTAGGCCTCATCTCTTATTGTCTGAAACAACCTCTCAGTAAATTCCAAACACTTTTCACTCCCATATTTCAGACCCAATTTAATTAACATATAATGATAGCCTAAAACACCTAAACCAATTCTCCTAGATCTATGACCAGCCTCTCGGCACTCTGGAGTTGGAAATTCATTAACAGTCAAAACATCATCTAGGAATCTAACTCCGACTCTCACCGTTTGAGCTAACTTCTTCCAATCAATTTCTCCATTGGTAACCATATTATCTAAGTTAATATGACCCAAACAACAATTTGCATAGCTAGGAAGAGGAATCTCCCCGCAAGGATTTGTAGCATTCATTTTCTCAAAATAAGATACGTTAGTGTACCTGTTGGTATAATCTATATTATAAATCCCAGGCTCCCCAGACTCCAAAGCGTTACTCCATAGTCGAGCCCACAATTCACGAGCTTTTAAAGGATACTTCTTGGCATCTTCAAATGAATCCCCTGGAAGAACCTGATAATGCTCATTAGCTCTTGCCAAGGCATCTTCCTTATCAAAGCCGATAACATTTATAACCTCAGAAGTAGTTTTTCCCACCCTATTCATCTGATAAATATAATACTTCTTGTGATTAAATGTAAAATACCACTCTTCTCCCAACTCACAAGCTTCAATAAACCTATCTGTGATCGCAACTGAGATATTGAAGTTAGTAAGTTCACTCCTATCCAATTTTGTATGCAGGAACTCCAAGATGTCTGGGTGCGTAACATTAAGTATTGCCATAAGGGCCGTCCGACGATTCTTACCTGCCCTCACATGTTCCCCAATCTCATTAATCATCTTCATTACGGAAACGGAGCCGGGAGAAGAGTACTTGATGTTTTGGATATCATCCCCCTTAGGCCGAATTTTGCTGAAATTGAAACCAATACCCCCGCCGCCACAAGATATTTTATACATATCTTGGATTGTTTTTCCTATCGATTCTACTGAATCGGTAGGCTCAATTACATAGCAATTAAGAAGGTTTTGATTCAGCCTTCCTGAACCAAAAATTATCCTCCCACCAGGGACCAAATCCCCGGCTCCTATACTTTCATAAAACTTCTGTTGCCATTTCTCTTTTTCGGTATCAGGTTCAGCAGCCGCAACGTGCTTTGCAATTGCCTTAGCTCTTTCAGACCATTTAGTTTCTCCAGGATAAGCATACTTGTGTTCGAAAATAGACTGCCCTAACTCATTTAGTTCTTTTATTGCCATGCTTCTTTACCTTTGAAATACCCTGAGACTTTATTATAGAAATTCTGTCCGACCCTTCAAACAAAGATTTTAACTCTTTATTGTGTGTAATAATAAAGATTTTCCTCTTGGATTTTAAATCTTGCAATAAATTGCACAATCCCGTGATCCCTTTGTCATCTAAGTTTTCAGTTACCTCGTCAAGAAATAGTATGTTTGATTTCGACTTTTTAGAGAAGGACAATAAATCTTGTAAAGCCATCAATACTGCTAAGTTTATCTTTCTCTTTTCTCCACCAGACAATGATATATACGGTATGCTCCTCTTATTTGTTGCTATAACTTCATGTAATTCTTCATTAAATTCTAAATAAAACTGTCTATTAGTTAATCTTGACAGATAAGTGTTACATTTTTTATTGAAAAAGTCTAAAATATTTCTGATAACAAATTTTATTAATCCTTGCTCAGAAAAAGCCTTCTCCCAAAACTTCATTACCTCATAATTAATAGCAGCCTCGGCCTTTTTAGTTCTGTGATCTTCCAAGGCTCCTGACACACTTAATTTTTGTTTTTCATATGCTTCTTTTGAGGCTAAAAGATCTCGATGATCCATAAGCATTAAAAAGTCCATTAAACTCTGCGATAATTTTTC